GGTGTCAGCGTGTCAAATGTTGGACGGTTTTCTAAGGCATTCAGACGCGCCTTGATAGGGATATCATTGTATAACTCCGATTTCAAAGCGTAGCCTGACAAGGATTGATGGCTTGTCAGATAGGCTTTTTGTTCCAGCTCATTTTTCGTAACCTGTTGCTCTTTAATGCCCTTGATATCCTTACCGATTTCAGCCGCTAGACTTTCAAGGTTATTCATAGGCTTCACGCTTTCGCTGCGTTATAGGTTGCGACCAAATCAACATTGGCAATCTGATCTACACGTCCGCCAACTTCGGTAATTTTTCCTAAAAGAGCACCGTTTTCGTCTTGCCCCATGCTCGTGATTTTTTCAGCAATTTCTTTCAGTGTATCGAGGTTCTCAGGCGTTCCTTCACCTAAAATTTCAGCTTTAACTTCCGTTTTAGCTTGAGTGACTGCTTGTGAGATAGCTTGCGTCATTGCTGAAGTGCTAACCTTGGTTTTTAATTCTTCGTTAACTCGCTTGTTATCTTCTCCCAATGTACGGGCAAATTCTGTTAATTTTGTTGTATCCATTTGTTTAAACCTTTCCTAAGTTGTAATAAAAGAGCAAGTCTGGGATTTCCTGACATGCTCCACCTTCGCTTGCAGGTCTTTCTGCAAGCTGTTTTTTTACTTCTTTTTCGATGTCTAACTCCTTCAAAGTGTAGACATCTTCCGTAACCAATTCCTTGTCTGAAGCCACTATCTTGATATGTGTCTCTTTGTCACTTGGGAAAATATACCCACCAGCGCTAATCTCTAAACGGTATTTCCCAATTGGCAAGATAGTATCCAGATTAAAATTCACGCTTGAGTTCGTGACGGTTAACCTCTTCTTCCATTGGTACTTGCCCATGGTCAAACTAACGACCGCCACCTCCCCCTCAAGAGAGGGGACGGCACGATAATCTTCGTCTAAGAGGACAAATCCAAAGGTAGAAGCTACATCACCCTGTTTGATGAGGTAACCACCATCAACTTGAGCAAGATTGGTCGTATTGAGATTACAGACCATTCTGCGCCCCTTTCTCGTCTTCAACTAAGATGTCATCTCTAATCTGCAACGCTTCAAAATTGTTGTACAAATGGTCAATGTAGCCATTACCGCCCAAAGCTTTATAGCTATTGTGCATATTCTCCACTACATAGAACTCATCCTTTGTGGTAAATCCACGACGGATTGCCCTGCGAATATCACGGTCAAGGCGCATCCTCATGGTTACAAGATGTGCCTCATCGTGCAGTTTTAGCTTTGCTTGTACTTCGTCAATTTTTGTGTTGCTGTCGCATGCGGTTTCTTGGACATCTTTGATTTTCCCTTTGACATCGTCCAATTCAGAAATGATTTGGTCTGTTAGTTCCTTTGATTTCTTCGGCATTTTATAGCCCAACCAAGCCACGACAATCGGCGTGGCAACTGGTAGCACATTCATGAAGAAATGCTCTGTTGATTGTAAGACGTCCATAAAGCACCTCCATTATTGGTTAGGTGTAACTGTTGTAGCAGGAGGTTCTGCAGTTGTAGGTGCCACGGTAGCTGTCGTAGAAACTGCAGCAGCTGGTGCGACAGTCGTAGGCTCATTTTGTTCTTTAGGCTCGTACTTCCACGCTACGCCATATCCATCACGTTCAAGACGTCCATCACGAATAAAGTCGCTTGCAGGCTCTCCATTGTAAGTAAATTCACGGTTAAGTTGTACTAGAACCCTCTTACCTTCACCATCCAACTCAACGTGCTCTGGGTCTTCGATGGTAATCAAATCGCCTGGCATATAGTGTTTACCTACTTCAGCTGATTGAATTAAATCAACTAAAACTTTATAAGCTGTTCCGTACTGAAGCAATTTTTCTGTTATCAACGTTAAAACTAATGCGTAGCTAACTTTGCCGTAGTGATCGCTTTCAATCTTGTTCTGCTTAACTTCTTGATCTGTGGCCGTCTGCTTAGTTTCTGTCTCAGCCACCTTCTGTTCAGCCTGTTCCAATTTAGCCAAAGTCTGCTCCAATTTCGCTTGAGCAGTCACGATGGCATTTGTCGGATCAAGTTCCGTTCTAATAAAATCTAAAACGGCTTGAATCAGCACTTCTTCATTATCATGCGTGCGATTGCCTGGCAATTCAACACGCTCGTAACTGTAGCGTCCAGGTTCTTCTTTCTCAATCGTTACGATTGTGACATTCTTCTCCCCTTTTAAAATCGGGCTTCCTGTTAATTTGTAAGTCATTAGTTGCTTCCTTTCATTTTAGCTTGTGTTTCTTCAAATAGTTCTTTTAGTGCTGGGTCATATTCCAGCACCGCTTTAAAAGCCTGCAATTCAGCTAAAGTCAGCGTATAATGTGCCTCTAAATGCGCACGATTCAATTCGCCCTCAGCCAAACGGTTAACGAGTGACTCAGCGACTAGCTTGTCGATTGTGTTATTATCCATGTGTGTTCTCCATTTCTTTGATTTTTTGGTCTAGTTCTTGGACAGCCTTCAGCAAGTAGGGTACGAATTTTGAATAGTTGATAGACAGGTAAGATGTTGCTTCATCTATTTCAACTGCATGAGGGACTACCTCTTGTACTTCCTGCGCAATCAAACCAACCTCTTCGTGTTTTTGGCTCTCAATGAAATCAAAAGAGACCATGTTCAATGCTTGGATTCTATCCAAGGCATTAACTGGACTCTCTTTAATATTTTCTTTCAAGCGCCTATCTGAACTCGAAGTGATACCTGCATAGCCTCTCCATTTTGCTCTAGTGATTTGATTCCACCAGACGACGGCATTCTCTCCTCCAGCTGGATTTGACCCAGCACCATAAATATCTGCATTTCCTGTCCAGATACCTTTATTAGCATTAATCTTGCTGTAGAAATTAACGTTTGTAGAGCCAGAAAAGTCAACTTTACCATAAAAACTAACTGTATTCTTGCAATACATCTGTCCATCTGTGTCTACATGCCAAGAGTTTGGTCCTGCTTGGTTCCAGTTATCGCCCCAATTAGCCCAGAAAGCTGTCTTAGTACCATAACCAGCACCATTCCCCATACCAACTGAGAATTGGTTTACTCCAGAAATCCAGCGACCGCCTCCATTATCAAACTGCCCCAAAGTGAAACCTCCAATTTCGCCTTGATAGGCTTGTAGGAAGGTTGAGCTAGATACAACAGACTCAATCTTAGTCGCAAAGATACGTTTAGATGTCAGCTTGTCAATCAAGGCATCTCTAGCGGTCAGGTTCCGAATCAAGGCATCATCTACGCTGATTTTATCGCCTGTAATAGCACCAGCTTGAATATGTTCGGCAGCGACAGAACCAGCGGCCATCTTCCTAGCTGTTACAGCACCATCTACCAACATATCGGACTGTACACGAACGTGCGGAGCGATGATATCCACACCTCTAGGGCTTGCGGAAATGGTAGAAGCTAACTGCTCACCAGTCAGAGTGGTAGAGCCGATGGTCACACCTTCAGGCGTCACTTGTACCCTAGCACTGTTAGCAGCATCTCGCACCTCCTGCCTGATTTCTTTGGCCGTCTGAGCGATAGCACTCTTTACATTTGTATCAAAGAACTGGGTCAGCGCCCCTTGATTATTCTGCTGGATTTTGCCCCAGAGAGTACTGTTTGGGTCTCTCAATTCCAGTTCAATAGAACGCATATCCTTGAAGAGACCTGACAAGGTACGTTGCGTTATAGTAGGCTCCACGAAACTCGTCGGGAAATTCCCCTGCTCCAGCTGGATATCCGTCAGCACCGTGTCACCCACACAGCCCATATGATGAAGCTTTAATAGTTCATCTCGTGTCCGTGGCTGAAAGACCTTGTAATATCGTCCGTTGTGCTCAAGAGCAGGCGAACGAACGTTTTGAATGGTAATATCCATGTGTTACCTCCATGTAGAATAGAAGCTCATATAAGTTTCTCCGTTTGATGAGTTAAATAAACTTTTTGCTTTCTCAAAATCTTCGGTAGTTCTAAAACGGGCTTTAATGTGGTTGTTACTATAGCCTCGTTCTAGTGTTACTGGAATAACATTTGATTCAGTTTTACCGATAAATCGAACATCGTCAATCGAATTGTTCTGGAAGCCAAATGCATAATCGTATATATGCATTACATTCTCTCCGTAACTTGGAGAGGCGATAACTCTTTTGCCAAAAAGTTCTAAAACTCGTATTCTTTTTTCCCAAACCAACCGTGTTCCTACATAACGCTGAACAACTTCCTTGCCACCCACGTAAATTCCTTCTCTAGCCATACTACCTCCTACGAACTACTATAGATGTCATAGATAGTATTGCTATCTTTGTTAGGAATCGCGTCATATTGAGACCTTGTTCCAGCCCAATATTTCATCGGTTGACCACCGTTTTGATTGACGATGTTTTGACCTGGCGCTCCATCTGCACCTCTGGGACCTGCTGGTCCTGCCGGTCCTGCTGGACCCGTTGCACCATTCGCCCCCCTTGCACCGTCACTAACATTGTCAAGCCGTGTGCTAGCAGCTGCTTTAATGCCGTTGTGTGTTACAACGATGTAGACTTCAAACCAGCCTCCTGAACGTTGAGAGGCGTTCCACTGAGAAAACTTCCCATTCGCGTCAGGCGTTTGGCTCAGCAAACTTTGCCAGTTATTATTCCCAAAACCTCTGTAGTAATAATCAACAGTATAGCCACTGGTTAAACGTGTTCCGTCATAGTAGACATCTGCAATCAAATTCAGCTGACTAGTCGCACCGTTTCGATAGCTTCCCTCGATACGAACATTCGCATTTAAGCTATGACCGTTATCTCCTCGCAAACCCTCTCTCTGTTGACTCGTCAGGTTCTCGAACCGCATAACACCGTCCGCTCCTTTTGGCCCTACTGGTCCTGTTTCTCCACGGTCACCTTTGGGACCAGTCAGATATTGCAGTGCTGAAAATCGGTCACGGCCATTTCCGACCTTGACCTTACCTGTGTCGCTCTCAACACCTAATTCGCCATCAAGTAAGACCAGAGTGCTACTTGCCCAGTCTCGTGCTGACATGCGCTTGTGTTGTACCCTTACTGGGATTGTCTCTGTCATGTTCTACCTCCGTCAAAAATAAAAGTTGGATTCTGGTTCCAACTTCCGTCATATCTAGCATTTTGTCCATCAGCAATCGTCTTGTAAACAGGCGCTAATTCAATCCGTCTTGTCTGATTGTCAATTGTCACAGACTGCTCTGTATTCTGATACCAGTCGCCTGAGAATGTCAGACGATAAGCACCGTAGTAGACCGCCAAGATCTGCTCCTCTTTCTGGACAAGGTCTTTATCAATCGCTGGCATGACCGTATTAGCAGGCGCAAGATGAACGTGTCCGCCATAAAATGGATTCTTATTGACTACCACAGTCACATCTGTCTTGCCGTAAGGTGTGCAGGTTGCTGACCAGCTGATGACGTACTGCTTACCAACTTCAAAGCCCTCTCCATTGTGTCCGACTTCCACGAAATCCGTTCCATAACTAATTTTCTTGGCCGTGCCACCATTCAAGCGGTTCTTATTGTACTGGGTATTCCCGTCACCACCAATCAAACTCGCGTTGACCCTTGCAGTCTCACTGACCTGTTCCAGTTTCTTACTCAGTTCAGCGATTGAGTCCGCACCACTCATCAGTTCCTCACGAATCCGCTTCACGAACTCAGGGCGCTCTTTCTCTATCTCCTCATGGATTTTGACTCCCATTTCTTCGGCCTTAGCCTTGTACTGCTCGATGGCATCCTTGATAGCTTTCTCACGCTTGGTAAATTCAGCGTCAAACGCACGGTCAGCGTTGGCGATTTCCTTTTTCAAACGTTCATCAAAAATCTTATGCAGATTTCGGCTTTCGTTTAAAACGGCATCATTTACAATTCCACCAATCGCATTAGCCAGACTAGACTGGAATGTCCCAAAACCAATTGATTTCAGGCGTTTTGCCATTGGCGAATAGGTATATTTCGTGATTTTCTTACGAACATCAAGGCCGTACCAATCATGGTAGATACTGACCACATCGAACATCCGAACTGCAACATCACTCTGACCGACAACAGAGATTTCAAGGTTATCTTCCAGCATGTCGCACATACTCGTCCGAAAATACTGCTTACCGTATTCAATCAAGCTAGCTTGGTCTTTGACGTTCTGGTCATTGACCTCAACAACAGCTTCATAGATTTGGCTATATTTCCCGAGTAAGGGGCTATCAATCACCACCATATAATCAACGTCAGGCGCCTTTTCTCCCTCGCCTTTAACAGTCGTTTTAAAGGTTATCCGAGTTTTCAGCGATTTGGTAGAGGTCTTATGCTGGTAGCTAGACAGGTTTTTCTTGTACATGAAAAGCGATTCATTCTCTGAACCGCCATTTTTTAACAATCGCAAATTATAGCCATTTCGCACCATATCTCCGCCCCACTGACCAAGGATAGAGTGCTTGTCTTTGGCTAAGACCTCCATAGCATTCTTATCCTTGATGTTAAGCGTATGCCTATCATCAATGTCCGAGAAAAAAGAGAAAGGATTGGCTCTGGTAATGCTGCCAGCCAATGCGCTCAGTGCCCTTGTACCACTGACACGGTCAACATCGATAGAGCTGACGATGTAATTATTTAACAGACTGATAACCTGATTAGCGTAGACTTGGATATACCCTTGTTGCTTTTCAACCTCAAAAATATAAAAATCCTGCTCACCATGCAGGTCATCAGCTGTCAGAAAGGTTTCCTCTTTCAGCAATTCCCACTTGGGATCCGATGTAGGAAAACGAAAGGTCAGTTGATAGGTATTGTTTCGTTCCTGAACGATTTCGTCATTGTAGGCCTCATTTAAAGGCGTATTGCCTTCAGTAAGATAAATCATAAGATATACCTCCAATTCGGCCGAACCGTGACTTTACGAACGGATCCAGTAAAGACAAGACCGTTATTACCTACTGCCAATTCAAAGAATCCTCCACGCTTCCGTAAAGTATTTTGAACCGCTCCATCTGCATTGTAGATATTTTGTTTCTTATGTCTACAATCAATGGTCACTTTTCGTCTAATGGTCAAGTGCATGGTTGTCCGTCCAATCGTCAAGGAGATATCACCATCCCCTTCAATCTCAATCACAGGCTCGCTATAAATAGAGCCTGGATTGTTGATATTGCCACTTGATGTGAAAATCAAAGGTTCGACTGATTTCTGATAGCGAAAGGGTTGCATGTTCAACTTAAGCTCTAGCTTCCAGGCATGCATCCCATGAGGGCTATAGGTTGCACCGATAAAATCCGCATAAAAGACAGAACCCAACTGGTAGCTAAACTCTAGCACATTGTCCTTAGGCTGAAATTTCTCCACGATAGTAGAAACATCCAGTAACTTAGGAATGTAGAACGAAAAAGTCCGTTCATAACTCTCATAGCCCCCATCTAGCACCCGATAACTTCCGTTGGCTCCGTAGAGGGTAGCATCTTCAGCCACCCTAGGTTTAGCTGCCTCCGCCTGACCAAAATCCGTCACTACGCAGTGAGGGATAGTTGATGTGTTAAAACCATTGATGATCATATAAAACATTAAATTCCCTCCCTAGCGTAAATCGCACCTTGACGTTGGTAGACGCTCATTGAAATTTTATCAGCATCTAGGTAAGTATCTGACGGCTTTTCAAGGATAGCAGTAAGGATCTTCTCCATACTTGCTCTCAGAATCGCTATCTCAGATACGACTTTATCGCTGTCTTTACTGTTTATATCTCCTTGGGCTTGCACCACTATTTTAGCTTGTGCTTCTTCCATCTCACGAAGGAATTTAGCATCACTCGGAATGCCAACTCCTGCAGCATATTTAGGAACACCCATCTCACGCATCAAGCGTTTCGTCTTATCTGCTCGTAAAACTTTAGCTCCTTTAGGAAGAGGAAGCAAGACATCTCTACCTTCAGGAATGAAGCTCCTACCATCTGGAAGAGTGACTAATTCCTTGTAGGTACTATTGCGTTGGTCATTGACCATAGCAAGACCACCAGGATGGTAGTTGGTACCCTGAGCATGCCGACTAGCAAAAATATTGGTAAAGAAATTACCAGTTACACGGTTAATCCAACTCTTAATTCCTGAAAGAACACCAGAAGCGTTATCTTGAGCGTTGATTGTAACCGTTTTGTCTTGAATACTATTAACGCCACTTTTGACCTCACTAACAGTACTGGAAGTGCTATTTTTAGCAAGGATATCTACTGGATTATTTTGCTTAATAGCATTAATAGCCGCACTCGTCTCATTTCTAACACCTGCAGTCTGATCTTTCGCAAGTAAATCAATTGGTTTTTCTTGTTTCGGAGAGTTTACACTCGCTTTTGCACTAGCAACTGCTTCACTAGTTTTGTCAGTAGCATTTAATGATTTAGTATCTGGATTAGATAGATTCCAAGCCATAATTTTATCTATTGACAATTGCCCATTGTTCAAAACATTTGTAGGATCTAGTTTCAAATCTTTTGTAAATGGAGTAGTTGCATTCCAAGTCGTTAGCGTGTCAGTCGAACGAGCAACGGCCTTTCTGAAATTCTCATCCGTAGCCAGCAACTCTTTCTGCTTAGGAGTCAAAGCATCGTAGTTATAGAGAGCTTTGGAAGCCTCCTCAGCCTTATTCATCACATCTGTATTTTCCAAAAGCAGTTGCTTGACTTCCGCAGGCATACTGTTCCAGATTCTAAGATGGTTTTCACTATCAAAGATAGCTTGCAAGCCTGCTTTATTTTGGACAATTAACTGTTTTTCTTCCAGTGTCATTGTTGACCACTTACCAGACTCAACGAGAGCTTCAGCAATCGTTACCCGAGCATTTGAGTTGATATTCGCATTTTTAACAATAAATTGCAATTGCTCCCAACCTTCAGCAGATTGAGTCGCTTCCCCAATTACTTCTTTTACATTGGATTTAATCTCAAAGTTCCCATTCTCATTGATATTCCCAACCAACAAAGACCAAGCGTCGTTTGCTTCTCTCGTTTCCTTGCTCATATCACTAGTATATTTAGCAAGAATACTGTTTGACTCTCCCACTTTTTGAGAAGCTTCTGCAGCTTTTTGGCCAATCACTTCATAAGACAAGCCATATTCTTCCAGAACCCTCTTAGCTTCTTCCCAGTAGTTCCAGCTTTGCCCAGTACGAGCTTTTACCTTAGCGTCAAGATTTTGCATAACCTGGTAATACTTAGTACCCAAAGCTTCCATGGTTTGGGTATGTTCCGTTTCAAGAGTTTGCAGTTTTTTGTTATAAGTCTCTCGATCAATGAGTTTACCTTCAAGCATCTGTTTCAGTTCATCTTTTGATGTTTTATATAACTGATTTTCTTCATCCAGAGCCTTCTTCAAAACATCTCTTGTGTGCTTTAATTGCGTTTCATTTAAACTACCAATCTCTCCATTCAGAGCCTGAAGTGCAGCCTTTTGTTGTTCGCCAGATAATTCCATCATTTCGATTCTAGCTTTTATCATCTCTCTTTGATTATTCAAGATGATTTCTTTTTCTTCTTGAGAAAACTTGCTAGCGTCGCCATTGTGACGTTTGTAAATTTCACTGACCTGATTAGCCATTGAATCGGTATTTGAAACAACTTGGTCATTTCTTGCTTTCATTTTAGCGATTTCTTCATCGCTAATACCCCACTTTTTAGCCAGTTCTTCCATTCTCTGACTAGCTTTTTCAGCACCTGTAGCTACTTCTTCATGAAGTTTTCTAAAAGCCTCAGAAACTTTTTCAGCATCGCCAGCGTGGGTTCCAAAGTTGGCTACTGCTGTGCTGGTATCATCTACAGTTTTTTGGAACGTTCGTAGTTCTCCACGTTGGACATCATCTAAGGTTGAACCAAATTCCTCCGCCTTAATGCGCGCCTCGTCTTTCTTATGTCCTAGATAAACCAATCCTCCAGCTAGTAAAGCAGCACCACCCACCAGCAAACCAATAGGATTTGTCAAAGCTCCAATAGCTCCAGACAAGAGACTAGAACTAGAGGCAGCAGCACCAGCTCCTTCTGCTAAAACAGTGGCTTCGCTTCCTACCTTAGCAAGACCGAGACCGCCCTTTAAAAGTCCTCCTAATTTACCGGCATGTTTTATCAAAATACTAAGAGCCGTCGCTCCATTTCCTAGAAAGTTCAATAAAGGATATCCTATAGCCAAAAAACCACCAATACCAACTGCCAAGCTCTGTACGGCTGGAGGAGCCTTACTTAGCCAGTCGATAAATTGGTTCACCTTATCAATCGTAGGAGTTAGTAAGGGTAATAATTTCTGACCAATGTTAATCTGTAGAACTTCCAAACTAGATTTAAAACGTTCCACACCATTTTTAGAAGACTTAGATAATTCATTTGCTAAATCCTTAGTATAAGTTGTCGCCCCCTTGGTTTCGTTAGCAAGATTACGCAAAGCATCTCCACCTTGGTCAACCAAGATATTCATCGCTGTCTGAGCCTCTGTACCAAAGGCTGTAGCAATCAAGGCCGATTTCTGAGCATCTGTCATTCCTTCCGTATTCTTTTTAATACGATCCAAAATATCAGGTAACTTAATCGCACCACTACGAAATTCTTCTGCAGAAAAACCAAGTTTTGCCATTGCATTTGCATTTTGCTTAGATGGTTTCAATAGCCTTGTTAAGGCTCCACGAAGAGCAGTACCGGCTTTCTCACCAGCGATACCATTATTGGACAAAAGACCGACAGCTGCTGCAGTTTCTTCCAAGTCCATACCCACGTTTTTAGCAACGGGGCCAACATACTCCATTGCAGCACCCATATCAGCAAAACCAGCGGCCGTTTTATTGGCGACAAAGGTTAAGCTATTAGTTACCCGTTCTGTATCCTGAGTAGACAACCCAAATTGTTGCAAGATATTCGTAGTGGCGTTCATAACCGTATTGAAGTCCTCACCAGACGCCTTTGACGCATCTAGGATAGCAGGCATGGCTTCGATTGTCTGATTGGCATCAAAACCTTTCTTGATTATTTCTTGCATCCCTTCATTGATAGATGCAGTAGAAATTCCATACTGCTTCGCCCAATTCTTTGAACTTTCCCCCAATTTTTCAGTGGTTGCTCTCAATTCATTTGCGTTGGGAATCGTATCTGCTAGCAGAGATTTGGTTGTATTCATCTGACTTTCAAAGTCAATCGCCTTCTTAGTCGAAAGTGTAAAACCAGCTAATAAAGCAGCAGATACAGGCTTCATTGCATCGCCCATAGCTCGCAATTTTTCTCCACCTTTGGCAAATTTTTCACTCAAGGCATCCATCTTACCAGACCAACTATTTTCATGCCCCACATCTTGCAAAGCTTTTTCAACACCGCGTAGCTGACCTTCCATAGCTGCTAACTTAGCATTCTCACGCTCAATATCAGCAGCAGCCTTGTCAAACTTAGCTGTTCCAGGTTCAAGCTGGTCAAAACTTTTCTTCATCTCATCCAAAACTTTACGTTGTGAATCAATAGCTTGTCCTAAAGTCTTGTATTTTGCTTGAAGTAAGCTAGCATTTTTTTCATTCCCTTTTAAAGTACTATCTAAAGAACGGACATTATTTTGAAAATACTTTACAGCGTTTTTTGCACCATTTAGAGTAGGACTGAACTTTGACACGTCCAACCCTAGCTCGATATACATCTGACCTAACGGCGTACCGCTTGCCATCTTGTTCTCCTTCCTAACCTCTCAGGTAAAAGAAAAAAGCCCTTACGGACTTTTCATCATTCTTTATAAAAATCATCCATCGCCAGGCTCATAAAAGACCAGATAAACAAACCAAGAAATAGATAGGCATAGAGTGGCAAGGAAGCAAAGATAAAGGGTGATAGTAAAATCATACCTAAGGTGTCTCCAAAATTTGTACAAATACAATACAACCCAAAAGTAAGATAAAGGATAAAAATGGTAAACCAAAACCAATATCTTCTACGTGCCTTTTCTTTTCGAGACATTTCTTCCACCTCCCTTATATAGCTCTATTATATTCCTAAGCCTTTTATTTGTAAAGTGCTGACTCAGAGTGTTTCTAAAAAATCTACCAAGTCTACCACTTCTTCTTTCTCACTCGTTTCCAGACTTCCCAAAACACCCATCAAATCCTCCCAACTCGTATCCATCACATCGCGAATACTCATTCCATAAGGACCCTCTGTAACTTGCTTTATAAAACCATAAAAACGTTGGATTGCTTGCCCAGGTGCTAGCTCTTTTCCTTTGGGACTACATCACCTACCAAGTGAGCATAGATTTCTGTAAAAATAGAAATAACTTTTGCAAAATCTGTATATTCTAGTAATTGTTCTACTGTCACATCATCAAACAAACTAGCAATAAATCCCAGCTGCTTATCAAGCTTCTCTACCTCAGATAAATCACTTGTCAAAGAGTCGTTCATGACCAAATAATCACGATAATCACGAGTTGTAATTTCCTTGCTCGTTTTTAGGACATCTTCTCCCTTGTCATTTTTGATTGTAAACTGAACCTTAGCCATATTTTTTTCCTTTCTAAAAAAGTAAAAGAGAGCTTTCGCCCTCCTTCTACCCCGCAGCAACCATTTTAAGCTGACTTTTGAACTTTTTGAGCTTCTCCTCATCCTTACCGATATATTTGATGTAATATAAATCTTTCGTTTCTGTATCATCGCTTGCGATTGCAGCAAAACTCAAATTATCATCTGGAAGTTCTTCTTGTTTGTCTTTAAGAGTTTCAAGTTCCTCGGTATCCATTGAAAACTGACCCTTGAAAAATCCTACTTGCGCTTGGGTTCCATTTGCAGTCTTGGATTCGAGCATCACTGCACAAAATGGAGAGACTGTTTCAGCACCAATCCCAATAATATCATCCTTGACTTGATGACCGAGAATTTTAGCTAGCACTGTAGAAGGAATATCGACTGCAGTCATTTCCATCTTCACATCACCAACGCCACGATTTGAAACATGGTAAGCAATATCGCTCCCATACGTTTTAACTGGATCACTTGCAAGACCAGAAATTTTAGCAGTACGAGTTGCACCCTCACCAGTTTTACCTTCGATTACGAAAAGGTTTTGTCCGAGCGTTGGAGTAGCATTACCATCCAACACACGAACTGTCATACGTTTAAAACCAACTAATGCCATTTATAGCACCTCTTTCTTTAATTTAGTATTCTTCATATAGAGCACTCCGACCTTTATAAGTCCGAGCATCCACATAGCGTTTGATATCAGGGATCCATTGGTCCAAACCACCTTCAGTCTGATAAAATCCCTGATCTTCCATTATTTTTTCAATTTTTCCTTGGAGTTCTTTACACTCCACTCGATTAGTAGACTCTACATTGATTTGATAGAGAAAAGTCTTAGCCAAACTAGTGTTACTCCCATGAGCGGTCTGCATTGGAGGTCCGACAGGGATAATGACAATACTCGCATCATCATCTCCCAATGTCTTAGGACGCTCAAAAGACTTGATACTAATACCAGATAAAGACTCATCCTCTTCCAAAGCCTTGTAGAGTTCAGTTAATTTGTCTTTAATCATTACAAAAACTCCTGTTTTAACTTCATGCCGACTTTAGACTTAAAGACCGGCTTACTCGCTTCAAAAAAGCGGCGCATGACTCCGAAACCACGAGGATGCCCATTCTTTGCATAGCCAAATTCATTTAAGTGAATAAGAGTCCAACGAGGACTTTTAAAACCTAATTTAACCATTGGAACACCACTAGCAGTACCAGTCACATTCCCATGAACGACCGCACCAACCGTCTTCCCAGTGTCAGCGTACACCGCCATAGCCCGTTTGAAAGTCGGCTCAAACTCTTCAACCGTCTCCTTCAAAGCCTTGTTGACCTTTCTACGAACTATCGGCTCTCCTAGTCGAGCCTCAATATTCCTCAAAATATCATCAAATCCTTTTAGATTAGCTCCACTAGACATCACGACCACCTCCGATAATAACAATCAAAAAATCCCGATTATCATAATCAGGACGCACATCGATAACCTGCCATTTCTTGCCAACTAAACGGATATCACCCACTTCGACAAAATGCCGACCCTCAGGCTGATAATCTGTCAGAGGGTCACGAATCTTCAAAGTCATCTTAGCTTTCATCGCTTTTCCAGTCGCAATCTCAAAGTCTTTCATACTTGGAGAATAAATTTGACCCATCGTATAAAAAACCTTCTCGTAACTCATATCACGACCATCAACCCCCTCTTTAACCTTAGAAGTATAGAAAGTCAAGGGAGTTCTTAGGTCTCCATTTTGAGCCTCAGGCTTTTTATAGCGATAGCTTGGTCCCTCACTCTTGGTCATTTACACTCACTACTTCCATAAAGCTACTACTTCTGGATGTCTTTTCCAACTCAACATAGTCTGGTAAATGTTCCTTGAGATCAGCAAACCGTTCTTCTGTCGCTTCAAAACTTTCTCCGACTTGCCTAACAACACCCTCCTTGAGATCATAAAACTCTTTTAACACCTTAATCATCACTATCCTCCATTTCTATCTTATCTAACGATAATGCTAAAATATCCGCTTTGAAATTTTCGTAAAAAAATTCAACTTGGTCATTATAGACATAGCGAGCACGTTCTAAAATGAGTTCCCTTATTTGATGATCGTGTATATTCCCACTTCCTACCAAGCGGGTAATAACCATTTGAGAACTTTCTAACATCCGTGAGAGATTCGCATCTTCTCCGCTATGAAAAATTCTCATCCGCTCCTTAAAAGGATTAAGGAGGGAATGAAGTTTAACTTCAATCTCCATCCTTAGTCACCTTTTATTTCGCAATGTTCAGCGTCCACACAGCAGCAGTCTTTTCATCATGCGCTTTACCATAAGCAAATTGCTTAGCAGTGTAGAGATTCAAATCTTCCAAAGCATAGGTTTCAGTAAATCGTCCAAATTCAATACCACCACCTACAAAGGCATCGTATCGACCTTTGACAAATGTAGTCACCTTACCAGACACTTGAGCAACCGACTCAACCAAGATGAGGTTATAAGGCATAGCTGTTACATATACACCCTGAGCATTGAGGGACGTATATTGCTTCTTCACATCCCAGGCATCTACAGGATTCACTACCATAACCAAATTCCCCTCTACTGCAACAGGAGTGGTATTGTCAGCTTTTGTAGAATGGTATTTATAAACCTCAGTCAACTCTTTTACCACAGTAGCAGAGTCTGCAAAAGTCAATGGTTTTTTCTGAGCCTGTTTCTCAGCATAAGTGATTTTTTCACTTTCTGCAGTCCCTGTAAGAGTACGGGACAACCCGATAGGTTTATTGTCCCCATCACCATTCAAATAACCAGCTTCAAGAGCAGCTGCAAAGGCTTCTGTGATTTGAATAGATACATAAGACTGTAGCCAAGCAGGACCAAACTTTTCAGAGTCTTTAGGGATTACAACAAAAGCAGTCAATTTAGACTGGATAGCTTCTTCTTCAGCAAACTCTTGTTTAAGCTGACCTTGAATTTCAGCATTGATTTTCCCCCAAACCGCTTGCCCTGTACGACTAGACTTGAGAAATTTTAAGCGAATGCCTGCATTACGCAAGCCGATGTGTTGAAGAAGTGGACGAGCTGCCACCATATCTTCAAAAATACGGTCAATTGTTTCCTGAGGGAACAGTTTCTCAATTCCTTTGGGAGGAAGTTTCTCAATGTTGTTGAAAAATTCGCGAGCTTCAGCAGTCAACTGTGCATCGTATGGATTCATAGTTGCGATTTCTTCACGAGCAGCCTCTCTGGCATCGTCTTGCAACTTATCTGTCAATACCTCAATCATCTCATTATAGAGCTTATTTTGCTCCTCCATAGGAGCACCAGTTTCTACCGCATTCATAAAGTTCTGACGAGCAGTTGTAAATTCATTACCAAGTTTCATCATTGTTTTTTATTTCCTTTCTTAAAATGGAAAACGACCCAACCCCACAGGTTCAGCCGTCTTGTCTTCTTTTTTCTTATCTTCTGGGATAGGTAAACTATTATTCAACCTATCACAAACCAAGTCTGCCAATAACTCCACATCTGGGGTTATCGCAGAGCGGATTTTTTCGATAAAATCACGAGGAATTACAGGTGTCTGACTAGCCACCAAGACAGGAGCTTCTTGACTTTCAAACATGACCTTATCTGCAAAACCATGCTTGACAGCAGAACGAGCATCAAACCACGTTTCACGCTCCATTAAATCCAGCAAATCATCTAATGCCTTACCAGTCTTACCAATATAGGCATATGCGATAGACTTGTTAAAGCCCTCTAACACACCAGCCTCATGTAAGAGCGCCTTATGATCACCACGTACACCAGCAGATACATTATGGATCATGATTTGCGCTGTAGGACTAATTTCCACCCTATCACCAGCCATAGCGATAACACTCGCAGCACTAGCAGCAATCCCCACGATTTTCACCGTCACATGCCCCTGATAATCACGTAATGCTGTATAGATTTCACTACCAGCATAAACATCACCACCACCAGAATTGATGTGGATTTCCACATCTTCTCCTGTCGTCGGCAATACAATATCCTTAGGAGCGGTTGCATCCATGTCTAGCCAATCATAAAACCAGCGGTCATCATTGGATACAATCGCTCCCTTAATCTGAATGATTGTCATCCTCATTTTCTCCTTTCTCTATTTCGTTTTCACCCTGATAGTTCTTGGTGATGAGGAAAGTATCCCCACCAGGAACAGCCTCAAGACCAAGCTCCAATCTCACCTCATTTCGAGTCATAGCCCCAGATGAGATGAGTTTATCTATGTTCTCAGCAAGAGCAAACTTATCAAGTCCCCCCTCACCAAAAATCACAAATTTTTTCTGATTAGCATATCCAGCCGAGCTCACCATAGCATGATTTATAGCGTCACTCACTTTTTTAACCAGCGATTCATAACAATAACTGTTAAACATCTTCTGACTATTAGACAAATCAGCCATATCTCCATGCATCAAAGCCGTCGGCAAACCTAATATATCCGCAACCTCATCATCAAATTGCCGTCTCAGTTTCTTCAATTCTTCAACTGATAAATTTGAAGTTCCTACCGTATTGGTCAACTCCGAATACTCCACACCATCCATTATCGGTACAATTGCAACCGTCTTAGACGTAAAGGACTTAAAAAGATTGTCCGCATATCTCTGCAATTTCTTTCTCTTGTCATCGTCAAAGGTTCCATTCGCTTTTGTAGCCAGAACCCCACGAATTTGATTATTTCTAGCTAAGGCTTCCACCAGACGAGTATGCAGTTTTTCGTAATCAGAAAACAAGTCTGATACATATTCTTGCAAGCGATTGTTATTATACTGGAGAAAGATGACATCACTCATAGCAAACTTCCTCTGAAATGTATAATCCCTGACAGACACCATTTCAAAAGTATCATCATACAGAGCATAACGCCTACGAGTAAAAGCATCAGCTACCAGTAACTGCTTATCATCAGACAAAACAATGAGTACTTCATTTTTCGTCAATAAGCGGTAAATGACTTTCTGCCAGAACTCTGAGGCCGACTCGTTCTTATTGGGACGCACATTTAAAATATAATCCCAGTCTGACACCACATGATGATTCTCCACCATATACCGAAATTCAGACTTAGCAAAGATACGAGCCACAAACTCCGCCGACTTATCAATCGCTAAACTCTTCAATTGCAAGCGCCCCAACATTCGTTCCAACTCCTCAAAATCAAAACCAACATCAGGCGCATCACGCTTAAATAAATTTAAGAACCCCATGCTTCCCCTCCTTCCTATCCAATTACCAACCCTACCACCCAAAACAAAAAAGCACCAAAAGATGCTTTTTAGATTATTCCATTATTTATTCTTCCAGTTTCTTGATTTTTAAATTCAAATCATATCTAATAGGTAACCGTTTAAATCGATTATTTGTATCATACCCCATACCTCCAGAAATTTTGACTTCACCACCTATGATATAGTTATTTTTATCCAAGTACTTCTTTAACATTTTATTACGTTTTCGTGAAATATAACCAATAAAATAACCTTCAACAATAACTTTAATAGCATTGCTATCAACTTGATTTTCTGGCTCTGCTACCAATTCAAAATTAGAAGTAGTGATAGTATCCCAATATTCACCATAAGTAGAATAGTCTACTTCTAATAATTCTTCAAACGGTTTATTCCTATCTGGTCTATAGTTAGTTCCAACAACAAATACCTCGTCAAGAAATTCATAGAGTTTTTTCTCCTCATTCTTTTTAAGTTCCTCTTGCTTTCTGTTATCCTCTTCTAACCACTCCTGTTTCTTTTTCTCTATTTCACATTCCAAGTCTATACAACGTTGTTCCAACCAACTAACTCTCTCGCTTTTTTGATTAGAAGCACCAATTATTCCTAAGATGGACAGAAAAGCTAATATAAAACCAAAGAATTTAACAAAAAAACCAGAAAGTATAAAAATCATAAAAATACTTATAAACAGAAAAATCACTGAAATCATCTGACCAGGAGTCATACCTGATTTTAAATTATCAATTTCCTTATTTGCTTTAGCTATTTCATTCTCTAATTCAAGTAATTGTTCCTGTCTGTTCATGAGTCCATCTCCTAATCCTATTAGCAAAATAATATTGAACTAAATATCAGAATTAGTATATCAAAAAACAGAGCTACATTCAATTACAATAATGTCATTACCTAAAACTCCCAATCCTCTAACATGTCAAGGAATTCCCCAACGTTTGACTCATGTACAAGCTCACGTTTGTATAGAGCAGCAATCAAGGCATGGAAACCATCCGTCTTTCTTCTGACAGGCTCTTTCTTCAAGAAACGCTTATTGCCATCCCTGTCCTCTTTGATATAGGTATTATCCGTATACCAAATCATAGAGTTATCATTCTCAAAGACAAACCGTTCATTGGCAAATCCATCTTCGATGATTGGCGCAACCTTGGATTGAATAGCCCCAGGATTGCGCAAGAACTCATATTCAAAACCAGCCTCTTCCAAAAGAGGTTTTAACAAGTCCATTCTGAAACCATCTGCACACACAAGCTCAATCTGATAAAACTTACTCCATTCTTCCAGCTTAGCAACCAACAACCGCGGATCAATGCTAGGACCGTCCACAATCGTAAACAAACCTCTATCTGCCCATTCCTGAATAGGGGCTTTTAGTTTGAAGGCTTTCAAAAACGCTTTACGAGCAAATGAATGTTGTTTCCAGATAAACTCATCCCCATTCTTAAACAACAAACCAACACTCGCAAAATCTCGAATACTAGCATAGTCAAATCCTGCAACACAGGACTTACCCAACAAGTCAATAGCAGGCGAACGTAAACAAGCAAGCAATTTTTCACGAGTCGTCACATCTTTCTCAAGGTCTGCTTCAGGAAGATTCATCCGTTTAGTCATGAACTCCTGACGACCAGACGGCTCCAGCTCAAGATCATCATAGTCAGCCTTGGTTCGAGCAAGCAACCTCTTAGCGTAAGGCGTGCTTTCATCCAACATCGGATTTGCTTTCGGCCAGTTCTTCATGTCATCCACCTCATCCGCACTATCAAGCTTGCAGATGAAAGGGAAGAGCCTGAAATCATCAACCTCTCCATTCAAGATTTGCATAGACTTCTCTATCAGCTTGTCATAAAACCCCTCACGCACATACCCATTCGTACCGTTGTAGAAAGTCCGAGCATGCGCAATCTTCCCAAGACCAGACCTTTGAACCTTCACGGCCTTATCATCTTCAAACTGGTGGATCTCGTCAAACTCAAGACAACCATCTCGAGCCGAGTCCATGGTCTTCGGATTATTCGTCCGAAAAGAAAAGACCGAGTTGTTCGCTCGACCTGTGATAGACATTTTAGTTAGATAAAAATGGTCCTCAAGACCACGCCTTTGAATAGTCTCATAGACTTCCTCAAAGGAAACCTTACCCTGTTTCTCAGAGTTAGCAGTGATGGTCACATCATAATCTCTGATAGGATAGATAGGGCTGATAAAAAACGAGGATCTCGCCGACATAAAACCATTCTTACCACCCCCACGAGCAAGTGTGTATAGATACTCGTCGAAGTGCGGCTCCCCGTCTTCCTTCCGAAAAAGAAAGATAAACGGAGTCAAGAAAAGCTGATACTTGGCCAGAGGGAAAAAATTCTTTTCCGCAAACCGAATGAACTTGTCAATTAAGTCATTATCAAAATACAAATCATCACGAGGATAGATTTTCTCCTTGATGATTTTAAACAGCAACTTCCTTTCCTTGTTGACGACAATATCTCCACACTCGGCCATTTTGATGTAGTCATCAACCAGCGGATGAGAAATCATAACAGATCAGCTCCAGACGTAGCTTTTTCGACAGGAGAATTTTCAACATCAAAATCAAACGACCGCTCAATAGCCAAAAGCTGATTGCTGGTTGTGTTGATCTCCTTGATGAGAGAATTTGCTTTTTGGAATCTTTGTTGCCCATTGTGAACAGTGATGACCAATCCGTCTTCATGAAGTTTAGCTTTTAGCTCGTACAGCAATCTGACAAGATAAAGATAACGATTCACTTTTTCGTACTGGATCGCATCCTTTTTTCTAGGACTGAAATAGCCGATTTTGGAAAGTAGCTGATTTTCTAATTCTTTTATATTTTTTTCCGAGTATTCTTCCATTACCCCCCACCCCCTTTAATTTTTTGTTAAAAATTTGGACAGTCGAGTGCAGACCGCTTACCGACATCTTTGAAAATTTCCGATTTTTTTGACCGGGGGGGTGTTTAAGGTTCTTTCACCTAACCCCACCATTCATCTTTTCGGAAATTTCTGTCATTATTATCAAAACGATCATGCCTTTTATTATGACATGCCTTGCACAATGTTCGTAGGTTATCGATATCAAGCGCGAACTCTGGATAGAACTCTAGCTCCTTGATATGGTCAACTTCTAAATTAGTAGTCGTGACCTTGCCTTCATCCCTGCACCATACACATTCGTAATGATCTCGTTTAAGTGCTTGCCTTCTTATCGTTCTCCATTCACTGGAATTGTAAAATTGGTTTCGTTCTTCTCGAGTTGAAACTTCAATCATTTGATTATTGATGTTGATACTTTAAGCTCAAATTTATTTAGCTTGTCAATGCAATTGTTCAAGTGTTTGATTGCTTCACAACATTCTTGAGTTAACTCTTTTAATTCTGAGCAATTTTCGATTTCGACTCCAGCTACAATTTTTCCTAATGGTTTCTGTTTAGTCGTTCTTTTATTAAAAAGTCTTTTAATAATACCTTTCATAACTGTTCAATCTCCTTTGTTTTTACTCTCTCAATTCCTTATTTTACATATTCTAGTGAACTCGCTACATGAGTTTTAACTCAGCTTTATCAAGCGTTTATCTTGCATGCGCGAAATGAAATCATCATAACCTTAAAACAATGAATTGATGTTAAAATAAAAAAATTAAAAGCCCTGAAATTTCGTCATGGCTCTGTCTTGTGAATCTTGATTTTTGCCGATATACCGAAGTGAAATACTCTGGCTTGAGTGATTCAGTAGGTCCATTATCAGAGCGACATCCTTGGTTTGTTCGTACATGAATAAGCCAAAGGTTTTTCTCATCGAGTGAGTCGCTATATTTTCTAGACCAACTTCTTCAGCGGCTTTCTTGATGATTTTATAAGCTGTGTTAGGTTTTATGTGCTGGTGCTTTCCGTTTCGGCTTGGAAAGAGGAAGTCTTCATCTTTCTTGTCTTTAATGTACTGTCGCATAGCATTCTTGAATTTCTTTGGCATCTTTCGTTTGGTTGGCTTGTCTGTCTTTTCATCAACAATCTGGACATGCCAGCCTTTAACGTGCTTTACTTTCAGTTTAACAATATCGCCAATACGAAAACCCAGATTAACACCAGACAAAAAGAGCATGAGGTTACGTTGTCTATCTGACTCTTTGACTGCGCTATGCAATGTCAGCCATTCAATCATAAGCTGAACATCATCTCTATTTCGGATTGGTTCAACAACTACCACATATCCTCACCTCCTTTTAATGCAAAAAAAGCAGAGGTTTCCTCTCTGCTATTCTTCATGATACTAATTTACCACATTAAAATTATCATTTGCTATCATTCTTATCATACATTTTAGATAATTTTAGTAACGCTTTATGTTTTGCTCGCTGGATGGTGGCAGGGCTACAATTTAGTTTGATTTGAACTTCTTTCCAAGATAGTCCGTCAATATACAATAATCGCATCACGATGTTTTCCACTGGATCATCGAGCGACTCAATCGCTTGAACGAGTTCGTCACGTTCGTGGTACATTTGTTTGATTTCTTCATACAGCTGATCTGACTTGTCAATGATCAACACATTCAATTCTTCAGTTTGATTCTTGTTACTTTTTAATTTCGGCATACTGTCGAACTGTTGCCCTCGTAAAATACCTGATTTTAAATTGATTATTTCCTGGTGCTTTGACTTTGCTTTGATGTCAATATAAGGCAAAGCCTTCAGCCTTTTTTTGATGTCTATTGCCAAACCTTTCCTCCTGATGTGTTTTTACGCAATTGATAATATTTTAATCATGATTAGTAATCACACTACCTGCACCGTTAACAGTGACCCAGCCATGCTTCTCTCTGGCTTCTGCTTCTTTCATCCGGATAAGATTGTCTGTGATTGAGTCTGACTTAGCTTTGTTGGCCTTGGCTTCACCTTCTGCTTTGATGATGCCTGCGTCTGCTTCTGCTTGAGCTTGAACTTTCTTGGTATCGGCTTCAACTTTAGCTTTTTCCTGTTCCTGTTTAGCTGTATCTATTTCCTTTTGTTTGACCGATTCATTTTTGATTGCTGCTTCAATCTCATCTCCTGCATCTTGGTCTGTGATGGTAAAGGATACAAACTCCAAATCGTAAGACTCAAATTTTTCTTTGAGAGCTTTATCAATCATTTCATAAACTTCAGTACGCTTATTACCGAGAATATCGTAAATATCGTAATTTCCTGTTACAGATTCTATAGCACGCTGAACAGCAGGAGATACTACGCTATTATTCACGTTTTCTAAGTCTGTGTAATTAGAAAATACCGTCATGGCTTTTTCCTTATTGACACGATATTTCACATCGATATTGGTGTTGAGCCATTGTCCATCTTTTGTTTGCGTAGTAATCTTTTCCATCGTCTTAGTTTGAACAGATGTAGATAAGGTGTAGACTTTATCAATAAATGGCATTTTTAGATGATATCCTGTTTGCAGTGTATTTTCTTGAACACCTCCAATTGCGCTAACCTTAACTCCAACTGTATTAGCTGGGATACGTTTCACAGCCGTGAGACGAAAAATCCCAAGTGAAGCAACAGCTGCAACTGTAATGATACCGCCCTTAGCAAGTTTTGTAAGTGTCGTTTTTCCTGTTTCGTGATTGTATTGTGTAAACATTGTTTTTACTCCTTTTTTAAATTATTTTTCCATCAAAAACTAGTGTTATTGTACCTGTACCATCTTTGTGTTTAGATACTAAAGCGCGACAATCTGAGCCTAATTCAATACCCTCAACTGTGATACTGCGCTTTATCCTATCAACATTGATGATTGTTCCCATTAATGTTTTAATTCTCATGTTCCATCTCCTCGATAAGCCAGTCAAGGTTCTTGCGTGCTTTCTTCAGGTCTTCAAGACCGTTTTTCTTTTGGTGTCGTAGTATGTACTTCAAACTGTTACCTAGATAGAATCCTTTTATCTGCTCATCTGTCATGAAGTTTCTTAAAGCATCGATAGATTCCATGCCAAATCTTCCTTGGTAGTGGCTTGGTTTGTTGATGTTGTCAATTATTTCTGGGTTCATTCCTTATCCTCCAATATTTCTCTTTCTAAAGCTGTTCCGATTTTTTCATTGTAGTAACTCAAAACCTTGCTTTGGTTTATTTTTGTTTGTGTGATATTGCCTATAAAAAATTCCAAATCTGCACTCATTTCATCCAACAACCTAACAACTTTCAACTGATATTCCATATCAGGGACGTCAATCTTTATCTTGGACAATCTAGCTAATGATAAGCCTGGTTGATTATCTCCGTCTGCACAACGTCCTATTTCTTCACGCTTCATCAACAGCCAATGAAATAAATATCGCTTATCTAGCATTTCTTTTGG